TAGTAATGTCACAAGTGTTGGACTACAGAAGATTCGGCATGCTAGGACATGGGCTGAAGGTCTGGGGTGAGGCTTTAGATTACCCTAAGATAGAGTTCAGTGACTTCAGCAGATATACACCGGAGATGGTGACGTACTGTGATCAGGATGTAAACCTCAATCATGAAGTATATAATGTACTAATGGCTGAGTATCGGGCTTTGGTTGCCCGCAACCCTAACATAAAAACCTACCTACGGAGCGAGTTCTATGTCTCTAAATGGCAAGCTACTGCACAGCTTGCAGGGTGGCCTTTCCATGAGGAGAATGCAATAGTACTATTCGCCACGTTGGAAGAAAGGAGGGATGAGATACACGACAAGCTGTATGGACGTCTCGGGTACAAAGCGGTGGCTATAGATAAGGCGAAGGGTGAAGTCCCTGCTAAATCACCAAAGTGGACTAAGGCTGGTTTCTACGAGAAACGTATGTCAGATTACTTCGGGATAGATCCCTGTAGTGGGTTTGTAGGTGAAGAGAGAATGATTTGGGGCGACTTCTGTCGTGTCGAGTTCAAGCATTTAGAGCTAACCTCTGTCAATGATGTCAAGCTTTTCCTATTCCGTAACGGCTGGCAGCCTAGTGAATGGAACAAAAAGCGAAACGAAGACACAGGTAAGATGATGAAGACATCACCTAAGATAGTGGAAGATGATCTAGAGCTACTAGGTGGAGACGGTGCATTGTATACGGAGTTTAACTCTATATCATCACGATACAACAACCTAAGAACGTGGTTGGAGAATGTTGATCTTAATGGTAGGCTTCACGGTGACTCAATGGTCATTGGGACACCTAGTATGCGCACAAGACACCAAATCATAGTGAATGTCCCAACACCTGATAAACCATACGGCAAGGACATGCGTGAGCTGTTTGTAGGAAAGCCGGGCTGGAAGCTTATAGGTTGTGACTCTGCAGGTAACCAAGCTAGAGGATTAGCGTATTACTTGAAAGACGCTGAGTTCATCGATGTGATTCTAAATGGAGATATCCACACATACAACTTAGAGAAGCTGACAGAAGCGCTGATCAAGATGGGTGTTGATATGAGTGGATTACCTAATGGTCGAGTTCCAAGGTCTGCTGCAAAGAGAGTATTATACGCCTTTTTGTTCGGAGCCTCTGGAGGTAAGCTATGGGGATACATATTCGGTATTGTTGACGAGAAGAAAGGTAAGAAGCTCAAGAAAGAGTTCACGAGAGCTGTTCCGGGGTTCCAAGAGTTAATTGATAAGTTAGAAGGTATTTTCGGTGAGACTAGAAAGCAGAATGGCTTCGGCTATATTCCCTCTCTTGCAGGTAACCGAATCTATGTTGATTCCTTTCACAAACTACTGGTTTACTTATTACAATCGTTAGAGAAAATAACCTGCTCTGCGGCAGTGATGCTTACGATGCAAAGACTAGAAGCGGAGAACATCCCGTACCAACCATTGATAATGTATCACGATGAAGAGGACTTCATGGTTCCTGAAGAGTATGCTGAAAGAGCTGCTGAGATAGGGAAACAATCTTTTATAGATGGTCCACTTCTATACAACATTGAGATAATGGATGGTGACTCAAAGATCGGAGACAGTTGGTACGAAATACATTAACCCTTACAATAATTCGAAGGGTTACTTTTGAGAGTGACGTTGTTATGAGCAGCGTCTACTCTTAGTTTTTACAGGAGATTTAGATGAAACACGAAAAAGAGACAACATCGTTCAGTTCTAACAAATTCGAATTTGACGATAAAGAATCACTGATGCTTAAGCAATTACTATTAGAGACGACTAAGGGTAATGTGCCGGTAGAGATAATAGGTTTTAGGAACGCGCTGATATCGAAGTTGGATCCCGCGTGAACGAGCCTACGCTGCTAGTGGACGGTGATGTTCTACTGTATCTAGCCTGTGCCCCTCGGTGGAAGAATCCAGACTGGGAGAAGAAAGTAGCCGATAGGGTAGTAGGTTTCACATCGATGGAAGATAACCTAAAACCATTAGGTCCCGATGGTAACAAGATAATAGTAGAGTATAGTCATGAAGAAGATACTAAATACTTAATGTCTTGCTACCAGAATTTCACAGCCGGTATAGATAAGATTTGCGATGATCTATTCGTTAGACCTGAGAACTGTCTAGTCGCCGTGGGTGGCGATGGTAATTATCGCAAAGACCTGTACTTTGACTACAAGATGAACAGACATAAGGATCCTAAGAAACAGAATGAATTTGTTCCTGTGATGCGCAGTCTAGCCATAGCTGAGAAGGTGGCGATAGCTGCACACGGTAGGGAGGCTGACGATCTGATACGTATCTGGTATCATGAGAGCTATGCGCATGGGAAAGATCCTATCATATGTAGTATTGATAAAGATCTGAAGTGTATGCCGGGTAGACATTATAATCCCAAGAGCAAGAAAATGGTAGAGATAACACCTTACGAGGCAATGAAGCTATACTACGGTCAGTTACTCCAAGGAGACCCCACGGATAACATTCCGGGACTGCCAGGGATCGGACCTAAGACAGCTGTCAAAATGTTAGAGGATTCTAACACCGAGGAAGAGTGTCAAGAGACTGTGGTAAGTTACTATATGGCTGAGTACGAAGACGAGTGGTTCAGTTACCTGCTTTCTAATGGAAAGTTGATACACATCCAAAAGCATTTCAACGACTACTTCGATATAATGACATGGGATGTGATTAAGGAGTTACAATGACAGACGAGGAAGAAGAAATCCTTGTTGAGCTTATAAGACTCCACGAGGGTGCTAAGGAACTAATAGCAGAGTTGCAACAACAGGTCGCTGACTATGAGAAAATACTTGGCGGTAACATACATGATATGATAACAGCGGGGGTGCTTGAAGTTGAGTTCTTTAAAGAAGGTGGTGGCGTTAAGTCTAGGATCAAGCTGGAGACAATGCATTGAAGTTTGAAGGTACGATTCCAGAGACTAGCTCACAATTACCAAAGTTCAACAATGGACATTGGCAATTTCCTGAGCAAATGGGTGGACAACATTCCGGGTTTATATACATTATACGAGACCACGTCTTGAAAATGTTATACCTAGGTAAGAAGAACTATAGAGCAAATGGTAAGTTGAAAGCAGGTAACGAGACGAATTGGCGAAAGTATAAGTCGTCTTCACCTGCTCTTAAGGAAATGTTCAATGAACGTCCTATATACGAGGAGTTCGAATTTATAGCTATTGAACAGTATAAGGCGAAAGGTGCGGTGTCGTACGCAGAGACTTGGTCTTTGTGTCTCGTGGAAGCACCAACAAAAGATGAGTGGTACAACAGGCTTGTCGAGAAGGTGTCTTGGAATGTGAAAGAAGGTATCACAGACAGACATAAAGCTAGGTTAGCACAGGCAGTAAATTGGGAGAAGTTTGATGAGCAATATTAGAAGAGCTGTGGCGTTCTTTGCCATACTTTGGGTGATCTTCTCAGCAATCTCAGTGTATGATATATTCTTTGGCAACGGAGAGCTATATCTTCCGACATTCGTATTAAGCATGTATTCAATGATACTAATGGCGGGTCTTGAGAATTGGTCTAATAAGAAGAAAAAGCCAGTAAGAAAGAAGAGAACAACAAAAACAAATGACTGAACAAAAGCAGAAAGTCATACATAAGAATCAACCGTGTGTAAGCCCTAGCTGTGTGTCTTCAGATGCGAGGCAGGTTTACGAAGATGGGGCATCTTATTGCTTCTCGTGTGCTAAGTATTTTAGTAAAGCGCAGGGAGAAGGAACAGAGATAGTCAAACCACCATCGACTGTTCGAGACGACTTTGTCAAGTACAAACCGACAGAGATCGAAGCGATCAAGCAGTACCCACATATGGGTTTTACCGATAGGAAGATCGATAAGCGTATCTGTGAGTTCTATGATGTACGAGCGTCATTCAACCTAGAAGGTCAGGTGGATGCACACTATTACCCATACGGCAGTGATTCATATAAAATAAGAAGATTGCCTAAGGCATTTAGTTGGGTAGGACACTCCAATCAAATGTTCGGGCAGGATAAGTTTGCAGCAGGTGGTAAGAAGTTAGTTATTTGCGAGGGTGAAATAGATGCCCTATCAGTAGCATCCGCTTGGTACGATAAGTATAAGAAGGTATTTCCAGTGGTGGCGCTGTCATCATCGGTAATGACTAAGTCTATACTTGAGAATAGAGACTGGGTAAGGTCTTTCAAAGAGGTTATCCTCTGTTTCGATGAAGATGAGGCTGGAAGAAAGGCGTTAGACGAAGCGAGGACTTTTGTAGGTATCGATAAAGTAAGGATAGTGAAACTACCACACAACGATGCTAATGAAGTATACAAGAAGGAAGGACATGAAGCACTTCTATCTTGTATTTACAACGCAGAGAAGTACGTACCGTCTGGTATAATAGGTAAGGAAGAGCTTTGGGATGCTTTAGTTGATTTCAATAACAAAGAGTCACACCCATACCCAGAATGCTTAGGTGGTTTAAATTCTAAGCTGAAGGGTCTAAGAGAGGGTGAGATCAGTTTGTTTATCTCTGGAACAGGCAGTGGTAAGAGCACAGTACTGCGTGAAATAATGTTAGATATCTTAGAGACTACTGATGACAAGATAGGGATAATCTCCCTAGAAGAGTCACCGGCAGAGACCGCTAGGAAGTTAGCGGGTATGAGTCTCATGAGAAATCCAGCAGATGAAGAGATACCACTAGATGAGCTTAAAGTGGGTTTTGATGCTGTGTTCGGTAGTGATAGGATTATACTATTAGATCACGGAGAAGTGTCTACCTCAGATAAGTATATCATAGAGAAGCTAGAGTACATGGCGTTGGCTGGTTGCAAGTATCTGTTCATTGATCATATCACTATTTTAGTGTCAGAAGGTGTCGATAATCTGTATGGCAACGAGGCCCAAGATAAGGTAATGAATGACTTACTAAGATTGGTCAAGAGGCATCCTGTATGGGTTGGTTTAGTATCGCATCTGAGAAAGGTTCAGAGTGGTGCTACCTCATTCGAAGAAGGTAAGCTTCCTACGTTGGATGATATTAGAGGCTCTGGTTCTATAAAACAGATATCCTTCGATATAGTAGCATTCGCGCGGGACTTAAACTCTGAGGATGAGAAGACTAGAAACATCATGGATATGGCTGTGCTTAAGTCTAGATTCACAGGACTCACTGGCAGGGTTCCGGGTTCTAAGTACAACTACGAGACTGGTAGACTACAGTACTCAGACTTCGCACCGAAGAGCAACGACGATTTTGTAACACTAGATAACTAAGGAGTTAAAATGATAACAAGTGATTTAAATACAAGAGGTATAGTAGCTGGTTCTACTATCAGGCTCAAGACAGTAGAAGAGCTTAAACAAGACATGACAGATGACCACATGGAGACGTACCGTAGGTTTGTGAATATGCCTAGAGAAAAGGCTATTTTAGAAAATTCAATGGTTAGCGCTGGTGCTGTACGTGCCTTAGAGACGTATAGGCTAGAGAGGCAAGGGCTGTCAACGGAAGAGATAGAAGAAGCGTTGGCGACTAAGGTGTATGCTGTTAGCAAGAGTCTAGAAGCTGAATACGATTACTTGACAAAACTGACAGATGAAGAGTTGCTTGCGCATGCTGTAGAAGCAACGGAGACTGACTGGCCCAGTACGTTAGACTATATAGACAGTAATTTAAAATTCGGAGAGACTTTCTTTGTAATGAAGAGTGCTTATATAAAAGATCCTGATACAGGAGTCACCGATTATATGTTTGTGGAAGAGGGCAAGGAAGGTGACAGGAGCATTCTTAATTACTTGGAGCTGGATAAGGGACTCGACGACAGAGACAGTTTAATTATAACAAATTGTGATTCATGCACACCTACAACTCGAGGTTCTTGTGGTTGTTACTGCACCAACACACTGGTGGCTGAAATAAATATAAAGGAGATTAGTTAGTTGCAAGTTCTGTACTACGACGATTTACCCGAAGTAGTAACGCCATGGTCATCCGTGGGTTACCTTACTTATAAGAGAACGTATGCTAGGAAACTAGAAGACGAGTTAGCAATCGATGCACCTACTGAAGAGTTTGAAGATATGGTGCTGAGGGTTGTGAATGCTACAAACACACAGTTCGGATGCGACTTTACAAAGCAAGAGCTTATAAGGTTGGCTGGTTATATACTACAACTCAAAGGTACAGTGGGTGGTAGATTTCTATGGCAAGCAGGGACAGACACCGTAAATAAATTGGGTCTGCCTTCATTACAAAATTGTGCGTTCACTGTTGTGGACGGTCCAGTAAGACCATTTACTTGGTGTATGGACATGTTAGCATTAGGCTCCGGTGTGGGGTACAATATACAAAGAAAGCATGTAGATAAGATACCGGCAGTGAAAGAATGGTTTAAGATGCCTACTCGTTCTGATGACAATGGTGCTGATTATATCATACCAGACTCTCGTGAAGGTTGGGTTAAGTTCTTAGGCAAGACACTGAAAGCCGCTTTCCTATCAGAGCGTGCTAGTCAGGGTACGTTCACGTATTCTACTAAAATGGTTAGAGGTAAAGGGACACCTATCAAGGGTTTTGGCGGTGTTGCCAGTGGTCCAGAAGATCTGGTATGGGGTATCGACGAGATATCTAAGATACTAGAAGGATTACGCGGTCGAAAACTACGACCTATCCATGCATTAGATATTATGAACATTATAGGTCATATTATAGTTGCAGGAAATGTAAGACGTTCAGCGCAATTAGCTATAGGAGATCCTGATGATGTTGAGTATTTACTTGCTAAGCGATGGGACATGGGTAGTATTCCGAAATGGAGGGCTATGTCCAACAATAGTGTCGCCTGTGAAGATATCTCCGACCTTCATCCCTATTTCTGGGATGGCTACGAAGGGAAGGGCGAACCGTACGGTCTTATCAACCTACCTCTATCCAGAACGGATGGTAGACTTGGCGAGACTGAGTACCCTGACCCACTCGTAGAAGGTTATAACCCTTGCGCTGAACAGTCTCTAGCACCATTCGAGACATGCTGTCTGGCTGAGGTGTTTCTGCCTAATGTAGAAAGTGAAGAAGAGTTCAATGATATCACTGAGTTACTGTATCGAGTCAATAAGCATTCATTATTACTCGATTCGCATCTAGAAGAGACTTCTGAGATTGTTCATAAGAATCTACGGATGGGAATTGGTCTCACAGGTATCATGCAGATAGAAGATGATAAGTGGGATTGGATGGACGGGTGCTACAAATATCTGAGAGAGTTCGACAAGGACTACTCAGCTGAACTCGGTATCCCTGAGTCTGTCAAACTTACAACGATAAAGCCGTCTGGCACACTGTCGCTCCTTCCGGGTGTGACTCCGGGTTGTCATCCTGCCTTTGCACAATACTTACGTAGGCGTATCAGAATCGCGTCTGACCATCCATTGGTTGACGAGTGTCGGGCGAACGGTTATCATGTAGAACCTGCAAGGAACTTCGATGGTAGTGATGACCACAATACTTATGTAGTGTCGTTTCCTATGGCATACCCAGAAGGTACTGTGTTGGCTACAGACTGTACAGCATTAGATCAGCTGAAAGTGATAAAACGTCTACAGACAGAGTGGTCTGATAACTCAGTGAGTTGTACAGTTTATTACAAGAAAGAAGAATTACCAATAATCCGCAAATACTTGCAAGAGAACTACAAAGAGAATCACAAGAGTCTCTCGTTCTTACTGCACAGTGATCACGGATTCGATCAGGCTCCTCTTGAAGAAATAACTAAAGAAGAATATGATACGATGGTCGCCACCACAACTATGATTTCTAGTATTGCCAATGCTGGTGATATTGATGAGAATGACTCAGAGTGTGAAGGAGGTGTCTGTCCAACAAGATAACCAAGGAGTTCTGTTGAGGGTGTGGTCCACTAGTGGAATATCATCAGCGACAGAAAACTCAGTGACGTGCGGACTCTAATTTGATATCCAAACTTATCATCACTGTTATAAGACTACTAGTTGACATTGAATACGATAAGGCTAAGAGGTCGAAACCATACGAACGCTGATACCGTTGCCGGATAACCGTAACCGGCACTAATAATTGAAACTGGGAGAGATAGTGTGGGTGTGATTACGATAACATGTAAGTGCAGAAATTCTTATATACCGGGAGCTACCTCGGATCTTGAGTGGTGCGCTATTTGTGTGGGCTATCAAAGAAATAAGAGTAAGATAAAGATTATGAATGTAGACCCTAAGAAGATATCGATGACACCTAAAGTGGCAGCTAAAGATCTCAGGGTATTTAAGAAACCAACTTCAACAGCACATATTAAAATCTAGGAGATATTATGGATAGTTATGAAATACAACAGATGTTGAGTATTATCGCAGACAACAAGGGCAAGAATGGCAAGATAGCTTTTCTGAAAGAATTCATGGAAGATGAGGTTTTCTGTAGAGTTGTTGAATACGCATACAACCCTCATAAGACCTTCGGTATACTAAATGTCGAGAGAGCACTAGATGCTGTAGGTAGTGGAACCTTCACAAACTACACTTGGTATATGCTGGATGACTTAGAGAAAAGAAAGCTTACAGGTGACTCTGCGCGTGAAGCGGTACAATCTGAGATGGATGCAATGGACGAAGATTCTGGCAAGCTTCTGTATAACATTCTAAATAAAGATCTTAGAGGTGGGTTTGGGGTAAAGAGTATCAATAAAGCATTACGAGGAACAATCCCTGTCAAGGCTTATATGCGTTGCAGTCTGATAAAGCAGGTGGACTATAAAGGGCTGCCTTGGAAAGAGGGAATGATTAGTCAATTAAAAGCTGATGGATTGTTCGCTTATCTAAACGTAGTCTCAGGTTACGGACGTCCAGAGATTATTTTGCAGACGAGAGCTGGCCAATACTTTCCACTTGACAACTTCAGTGACTTGGCTGAGTATGCCGTTAATAACCTAGAAGTTGACTTTGAGTATCACGGTGAGTTTGTCATACACGATGTCAATGGTAACCCGCTAAGCCGTAAGGAAAGTAATGGTATTATGGGGAGTATTCAGAAGATGAATACAGAGTTACCTGAAGGCTTGGTTATTGTATTCCAAGTCTGGGATGTGGTTTCTGCTAATATAACGCGTGGGGAACCGGGTATCTATGAACCTTACTTTGTGAGATGGGATACTATTTCCAATCTTCCGAGAGCTGCTTGTGTTGAGCCTATCGAGTCTAGAATTGTATACAGCCCTGATGAAGCTGATGCCCATTTCAAGGAGAAGCTTGAAGAGGGTAGGGAAGGTCTCGTCATAAAGAACCCGCTAGGTCTCTGGAAAGATGGTGATTCTAAAGATCAGATAAAGCTTAAAGCAGAGAATCCTTGTGAGCTGCGTGTAGTAGCTATTAACCTTGGAAAGAAAGGTACTAGATTAGAGCATACGATGGGCACACTTAGTTGTGAGTCTGAGGATGGGATAATTGAAGTCAATGTACCGGGGTACACCGATGAAGTACGTGCCGAGGTAATGGCGCATCCTGATGAATGGATTGGTGGTTTAATTGGTGTTAAATTTAGCTATGTAATTAGCTCTAAGACAAAGGAGGGTAAACTCTCACTGTATTTACCGAGGTATGACGGTAAGCGGGAAGATAAACTTGAAGCGGACACAACAGAATACATTAAACAGTTATAACCATCCACGAGGGCAATCTTATGAGTAATAGCCTAGAAGAGCAGAAAAGAATCAAGAGTGAGAAAGCTAAACTCAAGTACTATGCAAACCACGAAGCTAATAAGGAGAAAGGCAGGGTACTAGCTAAAGCAGCGTGGCTCAAGAAACACCCTAAACGTGTTTGTGTAACGTGTGATGTGTCGCTAGAAAGATCATTTTTCACTGGTAGGAACAATACATGTGATGAATGTAAAGACAAGTATGAAAACAAGGGACTAGCTTTATGTAAAAAGCATAAAACCACTTACAAGCTAAACTCAACTTGTAATTCATGCCAACAGGCACGTACACAGTGTAGGTCACTTGAAGAGAAGGCGGTCCTTGCTGCTAGCTCTAGGGCTGCTCGCTTCAAGAAATATCCTACCCGAACCTGCCCTTGTTGTAAAGAGACACGAGATAGGCAACTCGAATACAACAAGCATAAATCTTTCTGTAATGTGTGTGCGGAGCTGTTTGATCTACCTCGAAAGATAATGTGTACCACCCATTGGAAGTCTTATGAGAGAGATTCAATGTGTCCTGAGTGTAGAGAGAATCCCGAGCGTCTAGTACATGCTCGTAAGATTTCTAAATTGTATTATAAGAACAATACCGAAAAGGTTAAAGCCTCGCAAGCTCTCTACATGCAAAACAACCCAGACATTAAAGAGAAAATGAGAGTAACTCTAAATAAGAAGAATGCCCTGCCTGCTGCACGTGCTAAGAAAGTTGAATACGATGAGGCGTATAGGAAGGCTCCAGAGAATAGATTAAGAAAAAAACGTGTTGATGCTGAGGGTTCTAGGAGGAGCTGCGACATACTTACAGACGGTTACATCATTCAATGTTTGCGTAGAGACAACCCTAGTGTAAGCATATTTGACCCCGCCGTTGTTTCTGCTGAGAGGGCACGATTGATGTTGGTAAGGGCTGCCCAAGAAAGAAAAGACGGTAGACGGCACGTAGGCAGAAATACTGAGAGACACAATAGACAACTAAAGGAGAGAGTGAAATTTGAACGTGATACAATCTCTGGATGGTACTTGAGAAATGCAACTGCAAACGCCTTAGGTATCTTGAGAGATGCTGTTAGTTTTGATGATTTACAAACACACCGTGATAATCTAATTGGAAAAAGAAAACAAAGAAAGGAGGAGTTAATAAGATGTAAAGCTGACAAGACTAAGATAGAATCTATTATAATCCCAACAATAAAATTAGGAGATTTACACTATGGCTAATAAAGCCGATACACCAAAAACATTAATCCAAATAATTAACACAATCGAAGCTGTCTCAGATCGTATGGTTGATACAATGGATCAACTTGATGGTAGAGAAGTGCCTGCCTTTCATGCACATGCGATAGCTCGTCTAGGTAAGAATGTAATCGACGCAGCTGCTTTGACAATGCCTTACGCTAAGTAGTTGTCAACCGAGCCAAGGACGGCTTAAATTACAGAGGCGAAAGCCCAAGGGAGAGAGTAAATGAAGACACCAAACTTATGTAGAAAAGCAATAGAGGGAGCTATTCATTAGCTAAGGAGGATAAAGAACCATGCCCGGAATGAAATATAGTACAATAAAGAAAGTACTTAAAAAGAAGAGCGACAATTGGCTGTCAACACTACCGAAAGATATGAGGAAAGGAGTGGCAGACAACATGTTTATCTCCGGAGGGGCTATCACGTCTATGTTGTTAGGTGAAAAACCTAATGACTATGATGTGTACCTTAAGGATATAGATACTGTAAAGCGTCTTGCTGACTACTACTGCAGGATGTATGGTGCAGGTGATGTGAAAGAGCTAGATATTTCTAATATACATGGTGATGTGGAGAGACGTGTGAAGATCTTTATAGCCTCATCAGGTGTGTTAGGAGAGAAGAATCCGAACGCATTAGTAGATATAGTGCCTGAAGAAGCTGAGGTACTGCAAAAGCTAGTGAAGGGTTCATCACCATATGCACCTGTCTTTATAACGGATAATGCTATCTCGCTCAGAAATAAAATGCAGGTGATCATCAGGTTCTTTGGAGATCCTGAAGTTGTCCATGAGAGCTTTGATTTTGAGCACACCAAGTGTTATTACGACTACAAGTTTAATACGCTTAATGTCCCTTATGAATCTTTGAAAGCTATTCAGAGTAAGTCACTAATATACACAGGCAGTCTATACCCAATAGCCTCTATCTTGCGACAACGTAAGTTTATACAAAGAGGCTGGAGGATATCAGCAAGTCAGGTGATCAAGATGCTATTCGAGTTGAATGATAGTGATCTTACTGATGCCGACTTCTTACGAGAACAACTAGCAGGAGTGGATGCTTCTTATATGAGTCACTTCATCAGCGCACTACAGAGTTCAGAGAAAAAGAACTTTGACATAATTTACCTAGCACAACTAATAGAAGATATCTTCGAGGATTACTAATGGCAGACTACCTAGAACACTTAGAGAAGGACATTCGTACGAATCAAGAGATATTTACGTATCTTTGTAATAGAAGTAAGATAGGACCGATGTCTGAATCGGTGATAGCTGAAGCGATACGACATTATACCAAGACTGTCATCTCAAGCCCCAGACCTTTGGTGGAAGAGCCGAGAGCATTAGTGTCGCAGCAGGCATGGTGGGATTGGTGTGAGCTAATCAATGCTGAGATCGTCGATCTGTACAAGATGAATGATGATCCGTTGATACGAAAAGCGCATGATGCGAGAGTCGAACGTGAAGAAGATGAAGAAGAGGGTGATGACAACTAGCCCTTGCACTTAAGTAAGATTTACGCGTTTTTTGGTATTGTAAGAGACAGCGAGAGTGCCTGTTCTTCGGGCATTTTTAAAACTGACACTCGTCGAATGCTCACCGGTCTTCGTTACGCTGTCATTCCCTTTGGAGCAACTAACGGCAACCCTGACTGGCGGTCAGAAGGAGGTCGAGCAAGCCCGTTAAATTAACCCTGTACTTGAAGGGTACTGAATTGTTAAAACCTTGTCTACTAAGGTTAATAAGTAGAACGATCGTGGATTAAATCCACAACTTTTTTAAAATATATGAGGAATAAATAAATGTCAGAAGTATTAAAACAAGGTTACATCACAGAAGACGGTAGCGTATTTGATAACAAAGCAGACGCTCAAGACTATCTTCGCCGACCTATCGTAAAAGAAGCATTCGTAGCCCTTACAGACGGTAACGACGAGCTAGCTGATTGGATGGTTGGTAATGGTAGTCTAGTAACCAATGCCTTCGAGAAAGGTACGATCAAACGTGTTACCAAATCTGAACGCAAGAAGTTAATTGCTGGTTTAGAGAAGGTATCTGAAATCTTCAAGGCTGACGGTACTAAGGCACTTGAGTTCTTAGCAAACAATGCTGAAGCTCTAGCTGAAGGCTTTCGTTGGCCAACTGTCAAGCGATTGACTGAAGATGAGAAAGCATCTGCGATTAAAGAAGAAATCACAGAAGCTACAGACGGCAATGAATCACTTGCTGTTTGGATGGTTGAAAACCGAGAAGCAATTATGATTGCTTATGATGCCGGTAAGCCTAAGCGTGAAGTATCGCCTAAAGCTTCAGCTGCACTTGCTAAATACCGCAAAGAACAAGCTGATAAGAAAGCAGCAGCGGAAGGAGCAGCACCAGCAGCAGCAGCACCAGAAGCAGCACCAGCAGCAGCCTAATTTAGTCTCTCCCGACTAATACATAGTTTCTGGGGGCTCTGTGTCTATAACCAAAAGTCTCCACCAAACTTTCGTGGGTGGAAGTAGTGATTACATATACTTTAATATGTTGCCTCCTATGTTTAAGAGTTGGATGATCTCTTAAAAATCTCCTCCTTTAGCTAGGAAAGTCGAAAGACATGTGCCCCTCTTTATTGAGGGGCTTTATTTTAAACTGGAGCCGGAATGGATATAAATCCTATACCTTATCGCTGTGACAGATGCAATTACAAAACCATGCTATATCTCACGTTAGACTTTAAGATGCTCTGTCCGAGCTGTCTACATATAGAGGATATTGAGGTAGTGTGGTGGGATCTATTTTTAGAGAGGAGTAAAAGATGAGAGTTGAAGTACTAAACATTAACCAGTACGGAGAGGATATCGCCCTACTTGAACCGGGGTTTCCACCACCTGATACTGAGATAGAAGCAGTTAGAATAAGCATATACGGACGAGGACTGCCTAATGGTAATATCCATACACAGTTTATGACGACAATAGAGTCATGCCGTTTAAAACATCAATTAATCAGTTTCGCTAATTTAATAGGGGATCCTAAATGAGTAAAGTAATTTTCAAATACGGCTTAGAGATACTGGGAAGACAAGAGATACCGATGCCTGCAGAAGCCGAGATATTGACAGTACAAGAAGCGAACGGTGCGCTAGTTTGGCATATTTTTGAAGGTGCCAACTGATGGGTGACTGGGTGGTACGCTGCTGTGGTGTCATCTCACTACGTAGGATGGCCACTAAAGTGGAAGCTGAGCAGTACAGGGATGCTAGTATCTCTCAAGCTGACTCATACGTTAAGCTGCTAAGAAACCAGCTACTAGCAGCGGAAAAGACTTTAGCGGACTACAACCTAATGGTAGTAGAAGAGGTACCTTTCACAGAAGGTGTTGACTGATGGGTAACTGGATAGTTATTGATGGTGGTCTTGTGTCTAGTAGGTTTGCTGATGAAGTGGAAGCTCGTGAGCACAAAGCAGGACTGATAAAGGTTACGGATCGGGCAATTAAAACGGCGGAGGGTGTACTACAAGACTTACGAGATGATCTTTACGATTTTGAAAACTTAATAGTAAAAAGAGGAGGTTGTTGATGGACAGGTACAAGAGGACAACAAAGGAAAATAATGGGAGACACGCGCCTGGCAGTGCCTTGAGTGATAAGCCGTTATATCCCATACCGGGGGATGACAGACCGGTGTACAAGTATATAGATAAACCTCATACACAAAGTAAAATAAAGGAGTAGTACATGAGCAACTTAGCGATTTCTAATGTAACTGAAGAGGACAACTTCGAGTTCGAAAAGTCTTGTGTGAAATGTGGAGGTACTATGGAGAGCAAAGGGTATCACACCCTCCGTACTCATGACGGTGAGCTTATCGAGATTGATGAGGCTTGGGAAGAGTGTAGTGAATGCGGATTTACAGAGTTGTAATGGGTAGATGTATGGAGGTTTACAGACAGATAATGTCAAGCATTTTCAATAGTACTAGGTACGTCAAGATGCCTTGTCAGGATAGATGTCAACTTTCGAAAGATAAGAAATATTGTGTCGGTTGCAATAGGACAGTAGCAGAAATAAAAGAAGCGTTTAAGGAATAGGAGCAGTTATGTATAAAATATGTTGTAACACAGAAGAAGGTTTTAAGCTCATAGTAGATGACGATAGACCGGATTCGAAAAACAAGTACACTGACTTAGAAATAAAAGCCCACGTAGAAAATTTATTAGAAATGGGTGTGAGGATGGTAATCACTAAATCCGACTTGGAAGACTATAATATTCCAATAGGTTTATTTGAAACCAAGCCGTTAGACTTCAATAGCTCTGAGGTCTACATGGAGCTGGAGGCTGATTTCCATTTCAGAGAAACTAGAATAACAGAATTCCTCGATGCCGATCCGGCAGAAGGGATCACTGAATTTAAACACGCTAACCTGTTGGGAGAAGAGTAATGTCATATTCTGAAGAAATTACTAAATTGAAAACAAAGTATCAAAAGACGTTTAATCTTATCGCAAATCACTTACTTGAACAAGCTGAGCAGAGTAGGGAGATTGTGAACGGTTCGCCTTTTTGTTTATACAGAGGACCAAGTGGTCTGAAATGTGCGATAGGGGCACTCCTGCCTGACGACCTTTATGAAGTTAAGATGGACAACGAAGGTAGTGGTGTGGCTGCTCTACTTAAGCATTTTGGTGGTGTTAGAGAATTCTTTGATGCCAACTATGTCGTCGATACCCAGTTCCTAGATGACTTGCAGCGGGTACATGATCGGTATACTCCTGAGAGCGAGACTATGAGCTTCTTAGATTATATCACGCCGAGACTAATGGCGGTTACGGTCTACAACCAGCTAACTATAACTGACACTA